ATTGTCCTTCTAAATGATCTAGACCACTTATCGTAGTGGCTGGTGTGCTGTCGTAAGTTAATCCCGAATCAACACAGAACGCATCCTCTTGATCAAACGATTCCCGCCAGAACTCCGTTATGAACTCGATGTATCGTTCTTCCTGGCCATTGACCCATCGCTTAACTGACACCCATAATTCATCACTCTTTTCATCAGGTGTGGGAATTGCAGCGATACTTTCGATTATCGCTGCCGTTCCCCCAGCGTCTGACGCGCCAGCTAAATTATGCCTATGCCATGCTAAAACGTCTTGATCACGATCATAAGTGAACCCAATCAATGAACCATCTTTTCGCAAGCACCAAACGATAGAGTGAGGTTCTTGCTGATACGCCATGTGCAATATGCCATCACCGGTAATATGCTCACTTAAGATGGTCATATCAGGTGAGCGGAAACCATCGGACTCAAACACAAAGGCCATTTCCCGTAATTTTCGGGAACTTCTTTGTACGTATAATGTCGCTTTACCTGTACGAATAGGCTTAACCGCAGCACTTCCATAAGTCGTTGCGCGTACCGCTTTAATATTTACAGGAGTCAACGCCTCACCGCTGGAACTGGGAGACATAACCCACTCGCCACCAGCAGTGCCGATCATCAAGCCACGTTCATCATCTGTCACCCAAACAATCGCGTTCACTTTATCAGCGTTCAATGCCACGCCAATGGCATTATTATCAATCACTGAGCCATCAGTTTCAGTGGGTGAGAAACTTAAATGGTCGCCCACTTCACTACCATCGATGCGTTGAGGGTTGCTTCTAGACCCTGCTAAAAACATTCGATCTTCAAAGAATGTGATGGTGGTTGGATACCCTGTGGTTTCTGAAAAAATACCTAACCGCCACTTGCTAATGGCGCCTGTACCACCCAAAGCTACTTCACCAACCGCCGCCGTGACAATCGTGGAAGAAGTAAACCCCGTAATCTTGACCGATGCCCTAGTCGTTCCGTCTGTGAATCGTATTAGTCGCCCCACATCAGTAGAAACAAAAGGTGCATGCCCTGTGGCGGTTACAGTAATTGTCGCACCCACTGCAGTACCTGAACGAGTCATTGTCTTAGTAGTATCAGTGTTTTCTTTTTCAAACGGGCCGTCTTTGAATTCAGACGATGCAATAGTCCACGCTATATCCGATGTCCGGCTCAACTCTTGAACAGGGTGGTCGGCGTGGGTTAAATACATGATGTCGGCTGTCTGCGCCCACTGTAATCTGGTTCGACCTTCACTATCGAATAAATCAGCTTTAGCGTAAGGCGTTACGATCTCAACAGGCACACTTGGTGATGATTCAATAATACCGTGGTCTTTGTACACTCTCATATACAAATCACCAAACTCTAATATATATGCCTGCTCTACATTAAATTCAAACGGTATTAGTACAATAGGATCAAGTCGATTCTTAACTTGATTGACAAACTTCGCCCCTGGACGCGATACCAGTGGGCCTTGAATCGTAGGGACGAGATTATCTAACAGCGTACAACCGTTCGCCCGTTTGGCAACAGTTACGCGACTTTCCATCAGTGGGCTAAGTTCACCAGCGTTGAACGACTCTTGAATAGGTGATGCTTTACTCAAAGTTTAATACTCCCACGATTCTCTAGAATATTGCCCGTAATTTCTAGAGTCCAACCACGACCCGTCCTCTAACTGCTTGGGTGTGGATTCCTGGGCATCCACAAATTTAGCAATTCTGAATTGCTCCTGGTACGCCTGTTTTGCTAAATCTCTTTTAGTGTTCGACTGTGTTAGTCGCTCGGCCAATTGCCATGCGATGTAGGCTGCAAGTGTATTTATGAATTTACTATCAAATACGTTAGGGTCTTCCTCACGTTTGATATATTTAATGTTCAATGGAGCAGGTAAGTTAGAAACTATAGTGGATGATTCAATTTCCCACGCGCTTGTCGCGCCAGTACCACCGTATGAACCACCTCGGTTGGAACTAACTTCTAAAATCCTGAGACTATCAACAGGGATTTGAAAGGCATTATCGTACCCCCAGGAGGGGGCAGTTGATAACGCTGCTAAGCTTGTCCTAACGGTAGCGAAATTCCACGGGTGCGCCCTTAGCAAATCGTCGCGAAGTCTTTCGTACACATCATTAGATGCACGAGCCTCTTCTGTACTATCCCCCAGCGATGTAATCCGTCTAGCGCCCAACTGACGCAGAGCTAAGTTACAAATCTCTACAACTGACGCCATGATGATTCCTTATGCTGGTGGGTAATTGTCTTCTATAATCTTCCGAGTAAAATTTTCTAACGCATTTGTAACTTCTCGTTCGGTAGCATCTGCCGCTAAATCAATGGTAAGTTCAATAAAACCTGTACCGTTTATAGCACTACCAACCGCCTCAGCCACATCCTTTACATGCCCGTCTCTGGCTAATGTATATTGTCGTGTTGCCACTTCATTCTCCTAAAAAACACCCCCACCGAAGTAGGAGCAAAAAGCATAGCTGAAGGGATTTAGCTATGGGAGTAATACAAATCAATCACTAGCGTACCTGAACTAGGCAATGCTGCTGTGCCAACGGTCGCTTTAACTTCCGTTAAACCATCAAGCTCAGCTTCAGTGATCATTCCCGCGATAGTCCCGAATAAGGTAGGAGTGTTAGCAGTAGTAAACACAGCCGCTACACGATACCCATCGGGATCATCAGTGGAACCAATAGCCACAGTGGCAGAAGCACCTAGTGTTGCTGACGCTGTGATAACACCGTATGCAAACACTTCACCATCACGAGGCTTTGCCAGGACGATAGTATCGCCTGATGCCTGCGAGGCTAGAGTAATAGTAGAGCGGTATCGACGCAAACGCGCACCGTACACAGAACCATCCGCTTTCTGGCGAGGTAATACGCTAGGGTCTAAGACGCTAGCGGTTTCAGTTGAATATGTTTCAGCCATTTAAATAGCTCCTATTAAGTTTCGTCACAAAGGATTTGAACGACTTTCGCACCTTGGGTACGTGACGCACCTTGAGTACCGCGCATAAACGCTTGGTTCAAGTATTCTTTATCTGGTCGCTCACCAATTCGGCTTTCCAAATTATTCCAATGACCTGAAACAATACCGGATTTAACCCATACTGGAATCTTACGCGCAGAAGTCGTGCCGGAATTAGCATTACGATTCCAACGCTCGTAGTTCTTGAACTTGAAGCCCATGAACTCATTAACTTCACCGTTGACCAGTGCTTTAATTGCCGCATAATCTGAACTAGTTACTTCAGTAGAACGCAACAAGTCACCTAGCTGTTTAGACGTAATGGCAATGTAAACGTCTTCCATGTCCACTTCTACCTCACCAGCTAGTAAAAACTGTCGAGCTTGAATTAACTTCTCAACGTTCAAACCTGTTGAGGCTGAAGCACCTGCGTCTACTGCAACAATACCACCCGTCTCACTTGCATAAGTGGTAGTTGTGATGCCCTTAGCGCCGGTGATTGCATCGCCAAACCAAGCATTAGCAATAAGCTCATCTTGCTTACGATTCCATGCAGCTTTCATCGCTCTAACATAAGGCGACATAGGCGAATCTAATTGACGAAGCTCATCTTCCTTGTCAACTGGTAGTGCCAGTGTGAAATCTTCAGGGTGAACCCATCGTTGTTTGTGTTCAATATCACTGAAAGTGGTATCTGAATGACGAGTGTTTTTAGGTAAAAATTCAACTTCACCAAATTGTTTAACAATCTGTGCTGACTCACCTTGGTAAGATTCAACGTTTACGCAATCAATTAGGCGTGAATGTTCTTGCTGTAATAAAAGCTCTACGTTACGAGTATAACTTTGATTAAAATGATCTGGAATAGTGAAAGGCATTGGCCGTTCTCCCGTTAATAAAAAGATAAATTCGTTTTCATTTCGGGTTATTCACTAGGTGGCCCAAATTTTAGTTTTAAAATTTGCGGCCTATAGATAGGTTATTCGCTGAATTACATGGAGGCGCGCAACGCAAATATCCTTACGTCCGCCTACACTCCTGTAAATATTATAACGCTTGATTACTTTTCGGGCAACTTATCAGGTGTGGTGGTTGTCTTTTTCCTAGGCTTCACGCCTTCCATTACATACGATTCGTAAATTTTAGCGATGTTCACCACACCAGTACCTATATCCCCAGGTGTGGCCCTAGACGCTGCCAACTTTAAACACTCTATACGTACACCGGTCTTATCCATGAGCGTACCTGTTCAGTGTTTTCCATCGTTCAGTGTTAGCTTTATGATTCGCATGACTCGGATCAATCAATGATGTTTTGAAATCAGAACTCAATGCTTCCATTTCAGTTTTAGCCTGGTTTGGTGTCATACCTCCGGCGAACTCATTATCACCTTCACCCAGCACTACATCCTCACCGATCTTAGAGCCGATGTCTTGGAAGAACCGCAGCATTGAACCCGTACCCATAGCCATTTCTAGCTGATTCAACATTTGATCCTCAACACCAAGCATATTAACCGCTGCACGACCTTCTGCCATTTTAGAGTCGTAAGCACCGCCCCATTCACCGCGCAATGTCGCAATATCTTGGTCGGCCTGTACTAGAGCACTCTGCGATTGATCATCAATTTGCCCGGACATTTGTCCGTTATGCCAATCGTTAATATTCTTAACTTGCTCAGATGTCAGTCCATTCTCGAACGCCATTTCTCTAAAGCTGTTATTAAAAGCTTCATCAAACGGCATCCCTTCAGGTATGTCCATCTGGTACTTAGACGCATCTTCAGGTCTACCAAGCGCCTTGTAAAAGTCGGCTTTGACCTCATCGGTGGCATCCTCTCCCGGTAAAGCGACCACATTTGGGTTATTCCCGTGAAGCTTAACCAGGTTGACGTATGACTTTGCCAATGTGTTGTTATCGGACAATCCACGCGCCTCGATTGAAGGACGGTATTCTTCATCGATGCTATCGATCCATGATGTTTCGTTGCTTGATGCTTCCCCAACTGCTGGCGCTGATTCAGGGGCTGGCGTCTCTGTTGGCGCCTCGGCTTGGTTTGACAATATTTCTGCACCGGTATCTTCTCCGCTCATATTTAATCTACTCCCATAGACATTTCGATATATTTTTTAATGTGTAAAAAAACCTCTCTTCTCCCCTCTAAAAACGCTGTTGAGTATGGATCACCACTGACGTGCGATGTCGTATCATATCTGCAAAACGCTTTTAAATTATCTAAGACTATTTCAGAATCTTTCCCCTCAAATAGTCCTTTGTACGCTAGAGACAGCACCCTACGCTGCTCGTTTATAATAAACTTCTTAAGTTCCTCATCAGTACTATCATATTCCACCTACTTGACCCCCTTGGGACAATGACTGTGCTTCTGCCATAGTTTTAGCAGTCTGTGCTGCTATTGGTGCAGCTTCTAGCATTTGAGCTTGCTGCTGTTGCATTGCTTCTTGCTCATCCATCGCAGCCAACTCTTCATCAGAGTGTTGCCACTTCTGAGGTACAGCATTAATCTCAGCCAATCCTTTAACCACTTCATCCATGTTGAATCGACGCATAATGGTTTGAGGATCTTGAGTCGTTTGCAGCAATGGTCCCAATGCCTCAATAGTCCTTAGTAAACCAATCCCTTCTTCTGCATGTTGCGCTCTATTCAATGGTGATTCATACACAATATCGTATTCACCTTCTGCTTCAATCAATGCATCTGGCATTGGTGGCAAAGCCCCTGCATGTTGCAGAATATCTAGCTCACGTTCGATCATCGGCCCTAGTGCTTCACTTTGTTGTCTACCAATGCTCGGCCCAAGCAGTGCGCCTTTCTCTTTAGACCGTTCCAATACTTCGGTGGCCGTCATTCGTGGGTTCTTCTCAAGTATCTGAAACAGGTTTACCAGGAACGCATCTTTAATAATATCTCTGCGCTGTTCCATCATCTCAAGACCAAGGCCCACATTACCGCCGGTGTCTAACGGTCTTATATTCGGGTTACCTGTCACGGGATCGATACCACCGTAGTTCAGTGCGTTCGGTCGTGTGCTGATGCGACTCATTACACCATCGTCAGTGAGTAGCAATGGTGGTTCAACGACTTTCTGAGCTTGTCTGATTGTAGATTTACTCATCTCGTTCAGCATCTTAATATCAGGCAAAACCAGCATTGCAGGACTACGCCCGTAAATTTCTTTAGGCGCTGTGATGTATCGACTAACTGAATACGGGAACGTTCGATAGCCTTTGGTGCTTAATAATTTCTTCTCAGTAACCGATACATAGTGTGACCTGAACGCCATACCACGATGGTCAGCTCTACCGGCCTGCATTTCTTCATTCGGTGCTACACAGTGGATAAATTCAAACTTACGTTCAGGTGTTTTCTCATAAGCCACCCGAATCTGCTCAGGTAACTCTTTACCCCATCGCTGCATGGCCTGACGCGCTGTATATTCAAATCTTCGGTTTACCTTATCAATAACACCGTGTTGATTTTCATCAATGAATATCTCAGCTAAATGAATACTCTTGTACCTAAGATATGTACCCGAAGCAGTGGCATCCTCAATCAACATTGCTGCAGTACCAAACGCACCAAGTGCTATGTTTCGCTCGCTGTTCTGTGATGAAAAATTCGCTTTAACACTGTACCTAGCAGCAAACAGTATCCTAGTCACCTCTTCCATCCAGGCCGTGACTTCCTTGTCATTACGTAAATTAGCATCCGTGACTTGTAAACCATGCCAACGTTGACCACGAGGCGTCAGCATCGAATCCATGACTGCACCGAATCGTTCCAGGGATAACGCTCCAGTGGCATCGTATATTTTATGTGTGCGTTTCTCGCCATCGGCACGACGAACATCAAAGTCATCTTGGCGCGGTAAGATTAATTCAGCAATTTCTCGCCAGTGAGTTTCCCAAATACCACGGCTTGAAGCCATCGACTCTTGCTTTCGTACAATCTCAGCGCCTAGACTCATGTTATTGTCCTAATAGTTTCTTTTTAGCAGTACCTTGACCATCCTCAATACCACCCGCGCCTGTTAGGCGACTGCCTCGATTACCACCTAGCAATTGGCTAGCTCGACCACGGCGTCCTTTGTTTTCAGCTTCCTTACGAATAGCTTCAACATCCACTACCGGTGCTACTGGTTGAGGTTTCGGTTTCTTAGGTTTACTAAATACCCGTTTAAACGCTTTCTTAATTCCGCCCATAATATTACTGTCCTAATAATTTCTTTGTACCGATACTGGCACCGTCGTCTACACCTGTCGGGCTTGTGAGAATAGGATTACGTCTACCTCCACCTATCAACTGCCCTAGTTT